CCGATGGACGAGGTCCCTGTCGTTACGCAAACGGTCTTTGCGGATGAGGCCGAAGGGGCAGGGTATCATAAGCCGGTTCAATATGACGAGGGACGATTCCCATTCGTATGCATCACTCGAGAAAGTTTGAATCATCGACTTCTCGATTCTAGGGGCTACCCCGAGCTTTTGAAGGACTATCAGATTGCGGTAAAATGTGAGATGGATGCCCGACGTGACCGTGCGAGCATGAGTACGGTCCCCCCTGTCGAATATATGGCCGGGAAAAAACCCAATGCGATTGGCCCCGGTAGCCAAATTCCCGTCAGACGGCGGGGCGAGGTTGGATTCATGGAGATCCCGAAGTATTCACCGGCATCGATGGAGGTTGAGATGCAACTTAGGCAATTGGCCAATCGGGTGACCGGTCGGGCGACTTCCGAATTGGATGCGGTGGAGGCAAATACCATCCGGCAGAACCTGGTCAATCGTTGGCTCATGGGATGGAAGCAGATTTTGAAAAGAGTATGGTGCCTCGACCGTGCATATGCCGGCCCGCAAGTATGGTTTCGGGTTACTAATAACGAACAGGGCGCGACTCTGATCATGGACGAGACGAGTGAGCTCTATGACTTTAATATATCGTGGAACTCGATGAATGCGGACGAGTCGAAGGTGATCGAGAAATTGGATACCGTTGGCAAGTTGATGGCTCAATATGACCGGCAGGGTCAGGCTCGTTATGACGTATACCTTCGCAAGGTAATCGAGGCAATCGATCCGAACTTGGCCAATCAATTGATTGCCCCTGCTCAGGAGGCAACGGACAAGGAGATCAAGGAGACTTCGTCCGACTTTGCAAAGATTGCATCGGGACAGGTGGTAAATGCCCCGCAAAACGCAAATTCTCAGCTTCGTTTGAGCGTCTTGCAAAGCATCGTCCAAGGGACCGAGGAGATCCCCGCTCAGGACGTTCAGCAAAGGCTACAGGAGGACGAAGGATTCGCCGCTCGGATTAACCAATATGTTCAAGCCCTCGAGTTCCAACAGCAACAGCAACGCAATGCCCTGACCGGCCAATTGGGGGTCGCCCCCGGCAACGTACCCGGAAGTTCGGAGGCGGCGGCATGACTTTACCCGAAGCACTCGCAAGCCTCGCCGACCGGGATGATTTTCAAGTCGTACGACGGTTTATTGAGGATCAGAAAGACTTTTGCCTATCGGATTTCCAAGATCCCGAGTTAATAGACAACCCTAGCAAGCTTGCCCGCCTGGCGGGTGAAATCGGTGGCTTGGTCCGCATCGTGGAAGCCCTGAAAGAGCCCGATGACTCTGCTGACCCCGCATGAACAATTCAAGCGGGCTCATCGGGCTTTGTTGAATCGTTGGGTCGAGGAGTCCGACATTGAGGACGTCGAGTTGGCAAAGATTGCAGTCGCCGACTTGAACGAATGGCTCGACATGGAGGAAGTTGAGTTCGAGGCTGATTTCGAGCTCGAGGATGAAGATTCATAACTACCAACTCGGCGCATTATACGAGGCCGAGTTCGAGGCCGAAGCCCTCCGAAGGAATTTCATCCCTCATCGCCCGACCTTCCCGGTGGCATGGGACTTTTTGGTCGAATGCCCGAAGGGACTTCTGAAAGTCCAAGTCAAAGGAACATCGGCCACTTCTTCGGAGGATGGTGGCCGATCGTTCAAGGTGATGACGAGTCAGGGGACCAAGAAAAAACGGGCAATCGGAGAAGAGGTTGACGTCATTGCTTGTTGGATCGACCCGGTCAAGGTGTGGTACGTCATCCCGTCCACCGCCAAGCCAACCAAATGCATTCGCTTGTTTGCCGCCTCGGACCGGTCATCGAGCAAATACGAGAAGTTCCGTAATAATTGGTCTCCTTTTTATGACCACTAGCTCGTCAAAAATTTTCCTGACCCCCTGCTAAGATTGGAATTGGCGGACCATCAGGCCCGCAGAAATCCAAGAGAGTGCGAACTCTACAAACGCAGGAAAATATATGGCAGAAAGTTCAACGACCGAGGCTCCGGGTACAGAAACGGGAGCAGAGACAGAAGCGCAGGGTTCCATAACCACTTTGGAGGAGTTGACGGCATCGTTCGTTGACAAGGTCGAAGAGGCTGAAACCCAACAGGAATCCGAAGCGAAAGCAGAGTCCGAGACTCAGCCCGCAGATGCGGAATCCGACGAGACAGACGTTCTTTTACAGTTTGAAACCGACGAGGAATCGGAAGAGGAATCGGAGGAAGAAGTTGAGGAGGAGGGAGAAGCCGAAGAGGCCGAATCCGAGCCACCCAAAGCAGTAGGCAAGTTGCTCAAGCAAGTGAACAAACTCACCGCTCGAGCAAAATCCGCAGAGGAAAATGCCGAATCTTTGAAGGCCGAGATTGACGCATTGAAAGCCAATCCGCAATCCGCTACTGAACCGCAAAAGCCGGCACTTGAAGAGGTCAATACCTTTGAGGAATTGGAATCTTTAAGGAAGGAGGCTTTGGCGGCCAAGAGGTGGAGCCTACAGCACATCGGGAAGGATTTCGTAGAATCCGATGGGAAAGAATTTTCGGATGATGATATCCGGGGAATCCTGACCCAAGCAGAAGATTATCTGACCGAGAAGATACCCGAACGGGCTCAACATCTTCAGTCCCAAGCCCAATGGGCAAAGGACACTTTGGCAACTCATCCGTGGATCGAGAAAAGCGAGGGCTTTGAAGATCGAAAAGAAATTTTCGAGCAAATCAGAAACCAATATTCGCAAGTTCTAGGTTCCCTCCCGAACGCTGACTTTGTAGCGGCAACCCTAGCCAGGGGAGTCGAAGCAATCAAAGCGGATCATGCGAAAGCAGGAAAGCCACCGGCCAAGAAAAGAAAGGCCAAAGCACCCCCGCCGAGCGAAATCGGAGATTCTAGCCCACCCGTTCAGACGGCGGCCACCCGGTCAACTGTAGAAAAAGCGAAAATCTTGGAGCGTAAAACACTCTCGGAAAACGATCTTGCCGCATTTCTTGCGGACTAAATTTACAAATCTTCAAAATAAGGAATTATTACTATGGCTATAGCCACTTCATACAACGTAACAAGCGTGAAAGGCGCTCGGGAAAATCTCGAGAACGTCCTAAAAACAGTCGAGCCAACGGAAACTCCGTTGTTTGCGACCCTCTCCCAATCAGCCGCTCCAAAGGCTACTCTGAATGAGTGGTTAGTGGACTCACTCGCTAGTCCCGAGATTGGCGGAGTAATCGATGGGGTCGATCTTACGATCTCCGATGCCGCCAATCTCATCGACACTCGGGCTCGTCTGTCCAATAGGGTAATGACAGCGCGTGATATCTTCTCGGTCTCACGGCAAGCGGAGATGATTGATGTCGCTCCCGGCGGGTCACTCTTCAATTCGAGTAAAGCGAAATCTCTCATACAGTTAAAGCGCTCAATTGAGACTGCAATCGGTTCCGGCAACGATCAGTCCGCAGGGACTTCCTCCGCAGGAGCTCTCGCCGCCGGGCTCGGCATTTTTTCCGATCCGACTGCGACCGGAAATACGTTCGACACTTCCCTCAAGCAGGGCTTCCGTGCCGTAAGTGGTTCCCGAGTTTCACTCGCATCCTTGACTGAATCCGCATTCCGTGGGCTTCTCCAGGCTGTTTACACCGCCGCCGGATCGAAGGGTACTTACAATTTATTTTGTGGTCCCGCCGTGATGAACAAAATTACGGATTACACCCGCTCAACGACTGCCAACGGAAACTTCAGTTTCGATCAGGACGTTAGCGGAAAGACCCTCGTCAGGAGTGTCCTTACTTACGTCTCGGACTATTCCACGATCAACATCATTCCCGACCTATTTTTGGGACGTGTGAATGGTAGCGCATCGGGAACCGACACGGTTGAGGGTACGGTCAATACTGATCGGGGTTACCTGATTCCCGGCGACGATACTGTCTCCCTGAAGTTCCTTGAAGGCATTACCGTACAGGATCTTCCTGACAACGGAGCCGGAAAAAGGGCATTCTCAGAGGCAATGTTTACCGTGCGTGTGGCCAACCCTCGCGCCCTTGGTTCAATCGTCTAATTTTCGCTATTATTAGCGTTTTATTGGTTGTGTTTTGGGGGAGCCGGTTCAGGGGTATCGGCTCCCCCTTTTCTTTTTAAAAGATGAGTCTCAATATAATAGTCAAAGGCGGAAAACGAAGTGGGGGAATGTCGGGCGAGGAAATGGCTCATTATCTCGCCAAAAAAGTCGAGCGTGATGCCGAGCGTGAAAAAGCCGGTTATCGCAACCGTTCGATTGCTACGAGGAAGGCCGCCGAGCAGGTCAAGGGATCGGGTGACTTTCGCCTGGTCTCGGCCATCGACTCGACAACTTTCCTCCGGCATGAGATGGAACGAAAGGGCTCGATGTCCGATCCCGAATATCGAAAAGACTTCGCCAAAGCGAATCCTGAGACTGTCATCGGAAGCTAGATGAGGATAGTAACCTACGATCAATTGAAGACTCGATTCACTTCGGCCATCGGAGTGGATCAACTTTTGGCTTCGGAGGAGACAGCATTCAAGAACAGTCTCAATGACCGGGTAAAGGGAGCCTGGACGAGAGCCAAGTGGCCCGAACTCATGTCAGTCGTCGAGTTATCGGTTGCCGCCACTACCACCCCCGTAGCGGCTGACAAGGCCGTGCAAATTGACAACTCGGCAATTCTCGACGTTTATGGGGTTTACGACAAGAATCCATATGCGGACCGCACGGCCATCCAAATCGATTATCGATTAGTCAATGGGTACATCGTTTTACCTGCCGAATCCTCGGCCACTTCAATTTTCGTAGTAGGCAATCAAGTTCCTCCATCTAATTATGGTGACGGTGTTGGCGAAACGACAGACCTCCCTCGCTTCCTCGAAAGATACCTCGTTTTAGCCTGCGTCTCAGATTGGTACAAGGCAGACGGGATGCTCGAAAAAAGCCTAGCCGAGGAGCAAGTTGCCGAAGAAACCTTGGCCTTGGAAATCGACAGAGTCGAGCGTCTCGAGGGCATGAACAAAATCACAATTCAAACTTACCCGAGCTATACCCTCGGCGTTTCAATTTTACAAACTACATAAATATCATGGGACTATCAGGAGTAAATATTCTAAACAGCATGGGAGCCAATGGATCCGTTTACGTGAACGACACGGTTGCCCGGACCAATGGAACTGATGGCTTTACGGCCATCCAATTTTGCGAGGATTCGGTCTTGGCCGCAATCACCGGGAAGATGGATGACTCGGCGGATCTGATAAGTGACGCAATCGTTTTCAGCCAAGGGCAGGTTATCTATTTACCGGCGGATTCTGTGACTTTGGCATCGGGTAGTTGCATCTTATATAAGGCGTAAGAGAAAATGCCTTACTTATCGCTCGGATTGCATATCGGAGATGCCGATTCGGACGGGGCAGTCGGCCCGCCGGTCAATGGCGTTTTGAGGATGGAAAGTGGTCCGTTTCTAAACTGCGAGGACGGCAGTTGGTTGGCATTTGATTAGGAGATAAAAAACTATGGCAAACAAGAAAATTTCAGCACTTAGTTCATTGGGCGGGACTCCCGCCAATGACGATATTATTCCAATCACCGACATCTCGGATACTTCAGGCTCGGCCAATGGTACGACCAAAAAAGTCACGGTATCAAATTTGATGGCGGCGGCCTCGGCCCCCGTCTCCTCGGTTAATTCATTAACGGGTGCGGTATCAATTGATGCCGGCAACCTGGCAAACTTCGATTTCGATGGGAATGCAATCCTTGGATTTGATGCGACCTTGAACGATCAGACGGGGACGGCTTATACTTTGGTAGCCGCCGATGCCGGCAAGATTATTACCTGCAATAACGGATCAGCCGTGACGGTCACCGTACCCTCGGGATTGGGCGCAGGGTTTACTTGCTCGGTTATTCAAAAGGGTGCGGGTCAGGTTACTTTTACGGCCTCCTCGACAACGATCAACAATCGTCAATCGCACACGAAGGTTGCCGGGCAACATGGAGTTGCTTCTTTGGTTGCCACGGCAGCCGACGTTTTCGTTTTGGCGGGAGATACGGCTAGTTAATGAGTTTAGTTTTGCCAACGTTTGCCGGTTTTTCCCAACCTGCGGGAGGTGGGTCCTTTTCAAACGCCCTATCAGGAGCATTCGACGGGACTGACGATATGCTGACCTGTTCAATCCCTACGAGTTTATTGGCTAGTGACTTTACCACGTCTATATGGGTGAAACTACATCCTGGAGCCACCCACAATGGAGACGGAGCTATCTTTGCCAATAACTATGGGGCTTCGGGCAAGGTCGGATGGAGACTTTACTTCGACTCTGCAAACGGTGCGGGGACGGGAAACCTAAGTGTGTGGGCATCGAACGGATCGGGGGCTTACGACAATCCAATCGCCAACGTGTCCGTGGACTTAGGAAACGATACATGGACTCATTTGGTTTGGGGTCGAGCAAGCGGGACTCAATTCGTTTACCGAAACGCTAGTTCCGTTAGCATAAGCCAAGGATCGCAGGGATTTGACAGTTCTAGTTCAAGCTATTCCGACACTTCCCCCGCTTTCAAGGTTTTCGAGAACTCAATCGGCAATGGTCCAAATCAAGGGTCATGCGATGAAATCGCAATTTGGGACTCAGCTTTAACTTCGTCAAACATAACGGATATTTATAATAGCGGAGTTGCCGCCGACCTTTCCTCTCTTAGCCCCGAGATTTGGTGGCGCATGGGTGACGGTACGGGCGATACGGATTCGGGCGGAGGCGCACCTGCAAATGGCGATACAATCGGCACAATCGTCAACCAAGGCTCGGCAGGTAGTTCAGACGCTACAGGTACAAACGGACCAACCTTTTCAAACTCAGTTCCCGAATGAACTACGTAATTCTTAACGCTTCGGACGTCTCGTCAATCGACTTTAATCAAGTACAAGAAACGTCAGAATCAATGCTCAGATTTTCCGCAGACGAATCGAAAACTTTCGTGAAATTCGAGGGATCAACTCCTAGCTTCCTTGAAGGGAAAACTCAATATTCGCATTCGGAAATTTTGACTATACTCGGAACTTCCGAGTGGTCTAGACCGTTGATCCCATGAAACGATGCCACGCAGTCCTTGCCCTTGTCATTGCGATCCTTTCGGGATGCAAAGCCTCATCTTGGTATCCGGCAATCGGCTCGGTAGCAGGTGGCGCGAGTGGAGCGATTGCCGGACCGATGGGTGGAGCGGCAGGTGCGGGTCT